TTATAAAGACATTTTCACTATCCTCAAATATTAAGTAGTCATTGCCTTTAACTTTCAAAATATGGGGTTTTACATAGGCTATATTAGTATTTTTAAGATTTATAATATATCCATTAGTAAAGGAATATTCCACATAAGCAACCTTACATATCATTTCAATCTTTCTTTTTAATTCTTCACTTATTACAAGTTTTTTAGTTTCTATTGTCATAACTCATCACTTTCCTTTCTTAAATAACAAAAAAACTAACTATTTCTAGTTAGCATTTATTACTTAAACTCGAAAAGTTCGAGTTTCCTATCAATCTGGAGCAGGTGATGGGCAATGCTGTTTTTTATTTTCCCCTTATTATTACTTGATTTATCATTTTTTTACCACGAAAATTACCATGAAATATATTTATCAGTAGTTTTTGCTACCTCCTTTCGCAAGTTATTTTCAAGATGACCATATTTATTAACAGTAGTAGAGTAATTTGAATGGCCAATTCTTTTACTTATGTGATACAACTCCCAACCTTCATTCATCATAAGAGCAACATATGTGTGCCTTAAATCTTGAAGTCTAATTTTTGAAACACCTGATTCTTCTGTAAAACGATAAAATTGTTTTCTTAAACTTGAGTCCGAATATGGCTTATTAGTATTATAATTATAAAATATTATGTCATTAATATTAATTTGTTGCTGTATAAGATATTGTTTATATTTAAGTAATTCCTTTATTAACAAGTTACTAACATCAACAATTCTATCCGAATTGTAGTTTTTGGTATTTGATAAAAAGTCTTTAGATTTATTATTATAATTAATTGAGTGTGATATTCTAATAGTAGAATGTTCTTCACTTATAGAACCCCAAGTTAAAGCCCTTGTTTCTCCAATTCTATCGCCTAAATGTAATTCAATTAATACTAATATTTTTATACGATATGCCAAATCACCTTTTTGATTAGAAATATGAGTCATAAATTTTTTAAATTCTTCAATCGTCCAATATTTCATTTCTACTTTTGGAACTTTGATACTTTTGATTCCTAAAGTTGGCTTTTTGTTAATCAAATTTTTTTCTTCATAACACCAATTTACAAATGCTTTTAATAATTTTAATATTTCATTTTTTGTTTTATCAGAAGCAACAACTTGATTCATAAAATCAATGATATTTTCTTTGACCATTTTGTCAATTCTAAAATTTTCTAAATCTTTTAAATAACAATTGTATATTACATTTTTCTTTTTTAATGTATTATAAGACAGCTTTGATATTTCCTTACAATAATATATGTATTCGTTCCATAAATCTTTAAATAGATAAGAATTAGTAGACTGTTCTATTTTTTTAATATTCAATTCTAGTTTTGCTTTATAATCTCTAGCAACTTTGATGTCATATATTTTTTGATTATTTATTTTAGATATTGTAGTATCATCATGTCTTATTACATAGTTTCCATTTTTACTATGCCTATATATATTTGAATATCTAGTTTTTTCATATATTCTATTCATTTTTTGTTCTCCTTTCTTGATTTTAATCTATTAATTTAGTATAATTTCCTATAGAAAAACATTAAAAAACTCAATTCTATTAGCGTGGATATTGATATTTAAAGTTTTTCTAATTTGTAGTACCTGTTGCCGCAGGTGCTATTTTTATTTTCCAACCCATCTATTGCCACAATTTTTACAAAAGTATTCATTGTGTTCTTTAGATGTTTCTTTTACAACTTTCTTTGTATTTGTTAAAGTAAATATTTTAAGTGGATTTAAATTTAATGTTGTCTTATATTTTTCTTTATAATTTTTGCCTGTTGTAAGAATTTCAATATTATGTGACTTACAATTAGGACATTCTATTATTTCTCCATTTGCTATTTTACCATCTTTGATTATCTTTTTTAGATCATCAACAGACATTTTTTTAATATTCCAAACTGGAATTTTTTTAGATATTCTTTTAATACATTCTTGACAAAGATTCTTTTCGTTAACTTTAATCATTGACATATTTGTTAAACTCAATGATTTATTACATACTGGACAATTATTCATAATTTTCCTCTCTTTCTTTATTTCTTAAATTATCTTTAATAAATTTAAGATAATTATCAGCTTCATCTTCAAAACCATTTCTATTAAATTCTAACATTGTTTTATCCTGGTCCAAATGTGAAAGTTCAATATGAGCAAGTTCATGCAATATTGACTTTCTTTTTTTATAATAGGATAGGTTAGAATTAATAATTATATTGTATATACCTCTATGGTTGAAAACAAATCCATTTATACCTTTACTCAAACTAACATAAGTGATGTTAGCATTGTAATAATTTAATAGCTCTTGTTGAGTCATGTTCCCTTTTAATAATTCTATGATCATACTTAATACCTCTTTATTCTCCATATTTATATTAAGTACCTATACTAGCATACTTATTGTCAATTATTCTCCATCAAGTTCCTTATCTATTTCTCGTTTTCTTTTTTCTATAATGAACTTAATAGTTTCTTTATCTCCGTCAGTTAAAATGTTTTTATGTTTATCAAATAGTATTTCTAAATCATCTTTTGGAAATTCTATTCGTAAATCTTTTCCAATAAGTGCGTCCATTGGAACATTAAAGTAATCTGATAATTTAATTATATCTTCAGTTGTAATTTCTCTATCGTCAGATTCCCATTGACTTACTAAGACTCTTGATTTATCTACTATTTTTGCAATGTCTTCCTGTGTTAATTTTCTTTCTTGCCTTAAAAACTTAATATTTGTTGATAAATAATTCATAAATACAATTCTCCTTTCTGAACTGATTATACTATAAAAGTAACAAAATGTAAACAAAAATGTAACTTTTAGCAAAAATATACTTGACAATGTAACTATTAGCAACTATAATTGAAAATGTAAGGAGGAAAAATGAAAGATAAATTAAGTTATGTTTCAAATAATTTGAAATCATATCGTGTAAAGATGGGATATACACAAGAAAAAATGGCTGAAATTCTTGGAATTACGAGAACAACATATTGTGATTATGAAGTTAATCCTAGCAAACTTAATGTTGAAAAATTAAATAATATAGCTCAAGTATTAAATTGTGAATTATCTAGTTTTTTTGTAAAACCAAATGTAACTGAAAGCAACATTTTTGAAGAAAAAGAAGAATAAGTAGATATAATGAAAAAAATCAATATTCACGCGAAATAAAAGAAAGGAGTTGAGAATATGGAATTTTATGATTCAAAAGAGATTATCAAGTTAACTGGGTTGGGAAAATCAGCAAGTTATAAACTAATTGAAGAATTAAATACAAAACTTAAAAGAGAATATCCAGGAACGATAATTATAGGAGCAAAAGTTCCCAAATGGTACTTTGAAAAGAAGATTTTAATAAAAGAACCTGAAAGGAGTAATAAATGATCATAAAAAAAGAAGAACCAATCGTTAAAAGTTCTTCGCTACTGATTATATCAAAATGTGAAGAATAAATCAATTACAGGGGTTAAATCTATGTCAAAAGATTATTATTTGAAAGGAAAAATAGAAATGAAAGAAAAAGAACCTGAATTTATAGTAAGCCCTGAAAAGCTTAAAGAAAATCAAGAAAAAAGTTATGAAAAAGAATATTTCAAAGTAAAAGAAAAACAAGAAAAAATTATAACTTTAATAATAGGTATATTAGTAGTGTTTATGATTGCTACAGTAATAATATTTTTAAACGATTACAATAAAAAAGAAATTAAAAATTGTATGACCAAAGGCAATAGTGAATACTTTTGTAAGGTTAATTTATAGGTGTAAAAATGGCTAGAAGAAGGATGTTTAATTTAGACATTATAGATACTGATTTATTTTTAGAAATGCCACAAAGCAGCAGATTATTATACTACGATTTGTGTATGAGAGCTGACGATGATGGCTTTGTTTCAACACCTAAAAAAATACAAAAAATTGTAGGTTGTAGTGATGATGATTTTAAAGTCTTAATTAGTAAAAAATTTCTAATACCATTTAATAGTGGAGTGGTAGTAATTAAACATTGGAAAATACATAATTACGTACAAAAAGACAGATATAAAGAAACACTATATACAGAAGAAAAAAGCCATTTAACCGAAGAAAAAAATGGCACTTATGAGCTTATGGATCCAAATTGTATACAAAATGGATACACAGGTAAGGATAGTATAGAGTTAGGTAAGTATAGTATAGATAAGAATAATACAAGAACTAATATATATGAATATGTAGAAGAATTATTTGGAAGGATTTTAAATACTATTGAATTACAAAAAATAGATAGTTGGTTGTTGTCGTTTAGTGAAGACATTATCAAATATGCATTTGAAATAGCCACACTCAATAGTAAAAGAACATTTGGTTATGTAGAAGGCATATTAAAAAATTGGAGTGGTTGTAATTATACAACACTTGAAGAAATAAAAGAAGCGGAATCATCTAAAAAGGAAGTTAAGAAAGTAATACCTAATTGGTTTAATAAAAAAATAGAAAGCAGTGAATCATCTGACGAACTTGAAAAAAGTGATGAAGACTTTAATAATTTTCTAAAAGAGTTTAGGAGTTCATAATGATAGATTTAAAAGCATTTGATAACTTTCTAGGAAATCTTTACGTCAAAAAGAAAGTTGATAGAAACAAAATTATAAATCTCTATAAAAGATTACTTAAGCAAAAGAAATCAATTATTGATTTTGAAACTGGCCTTGAAAAATTAGGCTGGGAAGAAATAACAATTCAAAACATAACAAATTATGTACTAATTTGGAATTATAGAAGAAGGGAAGATGAAAGAATATGGAAGAACAAAAAGAATTAAATTCTTTAGATGAAAAATTAATGGAACTTAAAAAACTAGTTAGCATTATGAAAAAAGATAGTGAAGGTCATGGATATAACTATGTAAGTGAAGAAAGCATTTTATTAGCATTAAACGACAAAATGATAGAACTTAGAATTAAACTAACACCACGATTTGTACCAGGAACATTGTATAGTGAAGTAGTTAATTATCAAAATGCTAAAGGACAGCCAAAAACAGATGTGTTAGTAAGAAGTGAATTACAATTCATTTGGAAAGATATAAAGACAGGAGAAACTGAAGTTGTTGACTGGGGGTTATTAGGTCAACAAGCAGATGGAAGTCAAGCATTAGGAAGTGGGCTTACATATGCAAATAGATACTTCTTATTAAAGTACTTCAATGTGACAACTTCTAATGATGATCCAGATAAGATAAGAAGCGCAATAGCTGCAGAAGAAGAAAGAAAAAAGATAAGTGCTGTTCAAACAAAAATCAAAAAAGCATATGAAAAAATAGTGCAAAAATATCAAACAAAAGAAAAAGTGTACGAAGCATTAGGAATAACAAGAGAAGAATTTATTGATAGCTATAATAACCCTGAAAAACAAGCAGCTTTACTTGAACAAGTAGAATTAGTATTAAAAGGTGATAAATAATGTTATCACTAGAAGAAAGAGAAATTAGAAGAAAACAGTTAGGTGCATCTGAAATACATAAAATACTTAATTTTGATAGTCAAATAGCACAAGACTTATGGGAATTAAAATTAGGGTTACAAGATTATGAAGAACTAGACAATGATGCTATAACAAGTGGAAATATACTTGAAGAAGACTGTTTGAAATATTATGAAAAAGTTAATAATTGTGAACTAATCTTTAATGAAAGAATAGAACACAAGAGAATAAAAGGCTTGGTTGTTAGTTTGGATGCAAGAGAAAAAGCTACATCAATTCCTATTGAAAACAAAGTAATAAATGAGAAGACATTTAGGAGTTGGGTTGCTAAGAGAAGTTACAATGCAATTTATGAAGGTATCAGATTTAATATTCCAATTGGTTATTATTGTCAAGTACAAATTCAAATGGCGGTACTAGAAGTTGATAAAGGAATCTTAAATGTAAATACTCTAACAGATGAAGAACAAGAAGATCCGATCAATGTAATCATAACTGATCTACATAATAAGCAAATTGAAATTCTAAGAAATGAAAAATTAATTAATGAACTGGAAAAAAGAGCTGAATACTTTATTGATTGTATTATTCATAAAAAAAGGCCAAACGAAAATGATTATTTAGAGAAAGAGGTGTACTGATGGACATTGATTATAATTTGAAAAATGACCTAGAAGAAATAGTGGGCTATAAAATAGAACCTATGACTTTACAAGAAGATGATGTTATTGGCTTATTAGAAGATTTAGTTGGAAAATATCGTGCTTTAGAAGAAGAACTAGAAAATACTAAACAAGATCTAGAAGACAATTATAGACCAATACCAGTTGCAGAACAAGTTGGTATTAGTGATAGAGATTTTATGTGAAAAGGAGAAAAAATGGAAGAAAATAAAGTTGTATTAAAATTAAAAGAATATATAGATTTAATAGAAAAAGTAAAAGAACTTGAACAAAAGCTGGAATATAAAGACAAAAATTATGTTGGTATGCTTAACTATGTAAAAGATACTGTAAGAGGTGATGCAAACTATCATATAAAAAATTTTGATGGCAATATAGAAGATACAATGACAAATAAGATTAAAAATTACAATTATAAAAATATTGCAGATAGTTTTATGTCAAAAGGAATAACTTTTAATTTAGCAATAGAACTAACAGATGAACTTTTAAAAGAAAGGAACATAAACAATGAATAACATATTAGGTGTAGATTTAAAAATAGATCAAAATTATATTGCAGAATGTGTAAAAGAAGTAGTAAATGCAAGTATGATAGAAGCACTTGGTGCAAAAAATGATATTGTTGAAACAATTGTAAAAGAATTACTAAATACAAAAGTGGATAAAAATACTGGTAAACCATCAACAAGTTCATGGGGAACTGAAAGATTACTTGATTTCGAATTAAGAAAACAAATGACTGAGGTTGTAAAGGAAACTGTTAAACAATCTATTGAAGAAAAGAAACCAATGTTAACTGAAATGATAAAAAAAGAATTAAACAAAAAATCAAATATGGAAAAATTTGTGGATAGTTTTATCAATAACACAACTAAGACTTTAGAAAATAGTTGGAGCACAAAAATAAACATAGATTTTGAAAAGAAAGTGGAAGATTAGGAGAAAAAAAATAATGAATAAAATGATAGAAAGATTTAAAAATGAAAATATAGCAGTACACTGCAATACTCAAGAAGAATATGACGAGTTAATGAGATTACTAGAAAAATATGATTTTAGATGGACTAGCAGCCTAAAAGCTACTTTTCCTAATTATTTTGAAGAATATAAAAACAAAACTTATATAGAATTTGACAATTTATCATTTTTGAAAGGCTTAGGATACTGCAATAAAAAATATTACAAAGAGAAAAATTATGAAATTATAGAATGTAAAGACTTCATAAAACAAGTTAATGCTGAAGAAAAAACTAGTTCATTAGAAGATTGTATCATTATTATCAAAGAAGAATTTAATTCAATATTTAAACATTTGTGTGAATTAGATGCTGAGAAAGAACAAATAGAAAATGAACTTGAAAAAATAGAAATAAAGCAAGAGAAAACTTCAAATGGTAATTTACATGATTATATGTATATTGATGGCAAAAAATATGCAATTTCAGTACCACAAAGAGAAATAGTTAAAAAAATAAATAGCATTTTAGATTACATCAAGGATGATGAAAACTAATGATAGGTAGTCCTCAAGAAATATCTCAGTACTTGTGGCAACTTGATCCAAACAAAGAATATGAAATCAAAGAACATAAAGAAAAGAGATCATTAGACGCAAATGCTTATTGCTGGATACTATGTAAAAAGATAGCTGATAAACTTCACATAACAAAAGAAGAAGTATATCGTAAGAATATTAAAGAAATGGGTAAATATGAGATTATCCCTATTAGGAATACAGCAGTAAGTACATTTATAAATGCTTGGACTAAAAAAGGAATTGGATGGATGTGTGAATCCTTATCGAAATCAAAATTCGAAGGATTCACCAATCTAATCGCTTATTATGGAAGCTCAGTTTATGATTCGAAAGAAATGGCTTTATTACTTGATAGTATCGTTCAAGAGGCTCAAGCATTGGATATTGAAACACTTACACCAGATGAATTAACTAATTTAAAGAACCTGGAGGAATGTTATGGAAATTAGAACATATATGTTTGAACCCACTTGTTTAGAAACTAAGATTGATTCTTACAATCAAATAGACACGAAACAAAGGCAAGAACAAGTTTTAGAAGTATTAGGCGATGAAATCCTTACTGCAAAAGAAATTGCTATTAGAATGCATGAAAAAGGCTATACAAACAATGATGATAGAAACAATGCCTCACCTAGATTGAATGAACTAGTAAATTCAGGACTCGTGGTAATTTATGGTAAGAAAAAATGTGAATACTCTGGTAAAACTGTTGCAGTATTTAAAAAAGTCAAAAGTGAAGAAAACGATTATAAAGAAAAGTATGAGAACTTAAAGGTTACGTATGACAATCTAAAAGTAACATATGAAAACATAAAGAATATTGAAGCATTTACAAGAGTAAAAATTACTGAATTAAAAAAAGAAAATAAAAAGTTAAGAGAGGAATTAAAAAAGAGATATGAATAAATTTATAGGACTTGGAAGATTAACAAAAGATCCAGAATTAAGAAGTACGCAAAGTGGATTAAAAATCACTTCATTTACATTAGCAATTAATCGTAATTTTAAAAATAAAGATGGTAATTATGATGCTGATTTTCTTAATTGTCAAGCATTTGATAAGAGAGCAGAGTTTATAGAAAAATACTTTAAAAAAGGCAGCATGATGGTTATCACAGCAAGAGCACAAACAAGAAATTATGACGACAACGATGGTAAAAAAAGATTTGTAACTGAATTTATAGTTGAAGAAGTTTATTTTGCTGGAAGCAACGAAAAGAAAAATGATACATCAGTTGAAGCTGAAGTACCACAAAATTATACAAGTGATTATGATACTGCTGGAAGTGAAGTAACCTTAAGTGATGAAGATTTACCATTCTTATAATAGAAAGGAATTAAAGCTGTGAAAATTTTTTATAAGAAAGATTTTTATGGGGTTTTGGAAGAAAAAATAAATTACAAGAAGAATATGAAAAATACAAAGAGAGAAAAGAAAATGTAACAAGTATTTTAAATAAAAGATGTACTAAACAGTTTGAACAAATCACTAGTTTGAGTGTTGAAATTGAAAAATTGAAAAAAGATAATGAAATTTTAAAAAATAAATTTGTTACACAAAGCGCTTCAAAAGGTGGATTTGTAAAAGAAAATCATAAATTGAAAAATACAATAAAAGAGCTTAACGAAAAAATAAAACAGCAAGAAGAAAAGTTAAGTAAAAGGTTCATACTTAAAACAATTAGGCCAGGAAGGACTCCTAATATGAATAAAACAAAGATTAGTAAACCTATGAGCAACACGGTTAGAAATTATATGAAAAGAGAATTTGATAATGTCTAGTAGTTCATGGAGAAGTGATTTTGGAATCTTCAAGAGTGGACCTGTATCTAAACATTATGAAAAAAAAGAAGATAGGGAAGTTTGGAAAATATTTGCTCGAGATGATAGAAAAAGTTATGAGTGTTCTAATTGCGGAAGGTTTAGAAGAATTTATAAAACAAAGAAAATATTATTTAATCCAGTACGAGATTATCAATGGAAAAAAGACAACTATTCTTTAATTGTAAATGTAACGATAAATGGTGTAAGAAAAGGATTAAATGCAAGAAAAGTAATAGCTGAAACATTTATAAGACCTTTGAACAAAAATGAATTAGTTATTAGTAAAAATAATAAAATAGATGACCTCAGAGTTTCAAACTTATTTATTACAACAAAAGAAGTTCAAGGAAAATTAACTGGTTATTTAACAAAAAAATGTAGAAAAATTATTTTTATAGATAGTGCAGGATTTAATCACTCATTTAGAAGTGCTAGATATGCAGCTAAAGAATTAGGGGTGAGTTATCAAACTGTACTTGATATATGCAATAAAAAAGTTAAAAAGCCTAAATTTAACCTGAAGTTTCAGGAGGAAAAATGAAAATATTATCAAACAAACAATATTATGATTTAAAAAATGAAATTAAATGTGTACAAGATACTTATGATCAAGATGTGGAGGTATTAATGTTAGAAAATAAGGACTATGAACTACAATTAGATTCTATACACAGTAAGTTAGTTGACATAGTCCTAACTTCTGACATCAAAAAAGAAACAATTATTCAAAAATTGAAGGAATTAATAAGGAATATGGAAGGAAAGGAAAAATAATGAAAGAATTTAAAGATAAAAGTATAGTAGAAATAATAGCAATAATTATTATTATAATAATTGCTTTAATAACAATTTTAAACGTGTTAGGAGTGATTAGATAATGAAAAAGATATTAGTATTAATAGGATTAACAATAGTATTATTAACAGGATGTACAAGTGCTGACACAGTATCATACAACATAAGTAGAGATAGTGATGAATTTAAAGTGAAAAGAAGAATCACATTCGTTAATTTAAGAACTGGTGATTATTTATTTACAATGACTGGTAAGTGTTCAATTCAAGGTGGTAGTAGTGATTTAAATAGTGAATTAGAAGTTATTTGTAGAATAGGTGAAGATAAGTACCAAAAACATTTATTATATTTAGCAGAAGAAACAACTTATATTGTAGAACAGTTAGAAGATTCTGATGTATCAAGATATGATTATGAGTTTATATTTAGACCTGAAGCAATAATTCCAATTGAAATTAGAACACAAGTGGGTGATTAAATGAAATTAGAAGATTATAACAAGTATTATATGCAAGGACTAGAAAAAGGAAGTGATAATAAATGAGAAGCTTAGTTATATTAAGAGGTAGTCCTGCAAGTGGTAAATCTACCTGGATAGAAAAAATGAATTTACAAAATTATACATTAAGTGCTGACTATATTAGATTATTAGTAGAGAGCCCAATTATAGCACCAGAATATAATCATAGAATTATTAGTCAAAAAAATGATAATTATGTTTGGCAATTATTATTTGAATTACTAGAAAAAAGAATGTCAAGAGGCGAATTTGTTGTAATAGATGCAACTCATAGCAAATCAAGCGATTTTAGTAGATATAATAAATTATGTGAAAGATATAGATATAGAAAATATTATGTTGATTTTAGCGATGTATCATTAGAAGAATGCAAAAGAAGAAATCTACTAAGAGAAGATTATAAAAGAGTTCCTGAAAATGTAATAGAAAAAATGTATTCAAGAATGGAAACTCAATCTAAAACGAGTGGATGGATAGAGGTAAATAAAAATAACTTTTGGAATGAAGTAGGAACAAAGTTATTTGACTTAAATAAGTATGAAAAAATTAATGTATTTGGAGATATTCATGGTTGTTATGATCCATTAAAAGAATACTTTGATAGATTTCCATACAGTGAAAATGAAATGTATATTTTTTGTGGAGATTATATAGACAGAGGAAAGCAAAATAAAGAAACATTAGAATTTTTAATGAAATTAGCAAGTAATAAAAATACTTTACTCTTAGAGGGTAATCATGAAAGATGGTTAAATTATTATTCACTGGATGAAACAGAAAATATAAAATCTAAAACATTCTTATATAAAACTATGGTTGAATTATTAGACTTAGATAAAAAAGATATTAGAGCATTTTATAGAAAAATGGGGCAAATTGCATATTTTAACTATGGTAATAGAAATTATTTAATATCACATGGTGGAATTAGCTATATTCCAAAAGAGTTACAACTAATAGCAACAGAACAATTTATAAATGGTGTTGGAGATTATAATAGCGATATAGATAATATTTATGCTAACAATACTTCAGAAAACACAATTCAAATTCACGGACATAGAAACACATATGATTTAGATAATTTTAATAACAAGTCATTTAACTTAGAGGGAAAAGTTGAATTTGGTGGTTATTTAAAAGTTCTTCAATTGAATAAAGACCTAGAACCAAAAATGATAAAAATAAAAAATAATAATTTTGGTACAGTAGAAGAAATAAATGAATTTAAAGAATGCAAAGCAAATGTTTTAAAAGATATTCCAATGATAGACCAATTAAGAAACTCTAAAGATATTAAAGAAACTAAATTAGATAATAATATTAGCTCATTTAACTTCACTAGAAATGCATTCTTTAATAAAAATTGGAATGGATTAACATGCAAAGCTAGAGGTTTATTTGTTGATACTGAAAAAAATAAAGTTGTTGCTAGAGGTTATGAAAAGTTCTTTAACATAAATGAAAGAAAAGAAACAGAATTAGAACATTTGATAGTAAAATTTAAAGATAAAATTACATGTTATAAAAAAGAAAATGGATTCTTAGGAATTTTATCTTATGTAAATAATGAGTTATTCTTTGCTAGTAAATCATCTAATAAGGGAGAGTTTGCAGAATATTTTAAAAATATATATGAATCAAGTGATATAAACAAAGAAGAGTTAGAAGAATATCTAAAGAATAATGATGTTTCTTTAACATTTGAAGTAATTGATATAATTAATGATCCTCATATTATAGAATATGATAAATCAAAAATTATTTTATTAGATATTATCCATAACGATTACGAGTTTAAAAGAGAAACATATGAAAAAGTACAAGAATTATCTAAATTAATTAACTGTGAGTGTAAAACTATTTATAAAGAGTTTGATAATGTTAGAGATTTTCATAAATGGTATATAGAAAATACTGATGAAGATGATTTATCTAAAGAAGATATTGAGGGTGTTGTTATTGAATGTTCTGGGATAATGACAAAGTTGAAATTTCCTTACTATAATTTTTGGAAATTCATGAGAAGAACAAAAGAACAATTAATACATAGAAGTAATGTAAAATTATCTAAATTATACAATGCCACATCAAATTATTTCTATGCTTGGTTAAAGAAGCAAGATAAAGAGATGCTAAATAAAGATATTATCACATTGAGAAAAAAGTTTTACGAGGGGAATGATAATAAATGATAAAGTTTTATTTAAGCACAGTGTTGATATATTTTATGGTTTACATAACAAGTGGGATACTATTTAGAAAACAATTCATAATTGCTAGAAATAAGCTTAGAAAGGCAACAAATGCCAACTCAAAAACATATGGAATTGTAAGAACATCAATAGTTTATTTACTAATATCATTTATACCAGTTATAAGATTTCTATCGTTAGTTGGTAAATATTATCTAGTATTTAATACTAATGAATATATCAAAGCAACAATAGAAAGGAACAAGAAAAATGAAGATAGATGATTATAGCAAATATTATATACAAGGTTCAGACCACTACTTAATACCAAAAGATGTATTTAAAGAATTATTTAATGAAATGATTAATTGGAAAGAAGAAAGCAAAAAGCACAAAGAAGTTATTGATAAAGCAATAGAAAAAATAAATGATTATAAAATTTATTGTGAAGAAAATAAAGGATTTACTGAATACACTGACATTGAAATAGAAGCAATAGAACCAGTAATAAGTAAATTAGAAGATATATTAAAAGAGGTATCAGAATGAATATAAATATTTATGATTACGATAATAAAAGAAAAATTGATTTCAAAAATGATGCTAAGGGTATAAGAGATTTTATATTATTACTGAATAAAATGTTTAAAGAAAATGGCATTAGAATTTATATAGACTTTAGCTATAAAAAACGATAATTAAGAGGTGTCAAAATGAATAAAGCAGAAATTTATAAAAGAATTATGATATGTGAGAAGAAAGAAAGAGATTTTTTAGAAGTAGGAAATACTAGAACTGCTAATCGTTATCATAATGAAATTCAAAAGTGGGAAGATTTATTAAATCAATTAAATCCTAAAATGGAAGAAGAACTAAATGAATACAGAAGAGGTTATTACAAGCAAAAAGAAGTAATTGATAAAATAAATTTGATTATAAAAGGAATTGCTTATGGTGGAAATGAAGATTATTATATAGAAAAAATAAATGAAATAAATAGGTTATTAAAAGAGGTGTCAGAATGAAAAGAGAATGTGAAAGTTGCATAAAAAGAAAAACACCATATTGCCCTAATTCAACTGAATGTATGGCTACTGATGATATGCCATATTATCAAAATAGAATTATGCTATTAGAAGAAAACAAACAACTTGAGGATAATTGGAATATACTAAAAGAATTTATTGATACTTTATGGCTAGACAATAAAGGAATTGTTACAAATATAAAAGATAAGATTGAGTTAATAGAACAAGGAAGTGATGAGCAAATGTATGATAAATGTAGCGATTGTGAATATACAAATTATGATAACTATGTTCAAACAGTAGAAACGCAACAAAAAGAGTTTATTTCATATTTAGAAGATGAAATAGAAAAAGCAACAACAAATCCATATACAAAATTATCTGAATATGGAATGAACAGAATACATATCTATAAAGAAATTTTACAAAAATATAAAGAAATAATAGGAGATGATAAATAATGAATATAGACTTTGAAACAATTATGAAAAAGCGAATAGAACAAATTGCTAATGATGAAATTGAAAAAATGATTAGAGAAAAAGTTAATCAATTTAATAGAGAATTGTTGTCTAAAAAAGAAAATTATATAGCAGAATTAATGAAATGCATTAGGATATATAGTGAACAAGAAAGTATAGATCACACGCCTAGGTATAAGATAATTATTGAAAACACTTACAAAATAGAAAATTAGGAGGTGAATAATGAAATTAGAAGTTGGAATGTATGTAAGAACAAAAAGAGGTCAAATTGGAAAAGTCATAACAATTGGAAAAGATAATGTTGCCATTGAATTTAATAGAATGTGGCAAGATGTTATTCTTAAAACAAATATTGTAAAAGAGCCTAGTTTCAATATTATTGATTTAATAGAAGTAGGAGATTATGTTAATGGTAAAAAATAATAAATGTTATACCTGAAGATATTTGTGGAGATGAAATATTAGATAATCAACATATATTTTCAATAGATGGTGAAATATTCGAAAATGAAATTAAATCAATAATTACAAAAGAACAAATGGAACAAATGGCTTATAAGGTAGGTGATTAAATGATAATACTAAATGATAAACCTTTAAAAATAAATAGAGTGTTTAGTTTAAGTTGTTTAACAAGCCCAGCATTAAGCAATTTAAATTTTGAAATAAGATAAGGTGAAAATAATGAATAAGAGAAGCTTATATGATATTCGGAGGGAATTGGTAAAATATAAGCAAAATTTAAAAGAAATAAATAGACTAATAGCAGTATCTGATAGAAGGACTGATTTGTTTAAGGAAAAGCTTAAGATTAAATGTAAGATTAAAAAGTTAGAAGAAGAATTAGAAAGGAAATAAAATGATGGATATAGTAAAAGCAAAGAATGAAATTGATAAATTGCAAGATACATTAGAATTGTATTTGCAAAAAAAGAAAATTAATTTTATAAAATCTCAACCGGGTAGTCCAATAATGAAAGACATAATAACTGGAAAAAACGATGGGAAAGCAATATTTGATAGGTTTGCACATTATATCATAAAAGATGAAGAACTAGACACAGAGATATATACTTTACAAGAGAGCATTAATGCTTATGAAAACTATATCATTAAAGAAATGAAAAGAATTTCTAAGTATGGGGGAAGTGAACTAGTGAGATACTATAGAGATGTTGAAAAGAAAAAGTGGGATGAAATATCAAAATTAACTCATTATAGTTCTAGACAATGCCATAGACTATATGAAAAAGATTTGTAATGTCATGAAATGTCACATTTTTGCGAGCTAAGAGATAAAGATGTCACGAAATGTCACAAAATTTTTGGTATAATGGTATCATGGAATTATTATACGCGTGAGGTAATATTAATTCTTAAGTTTTAGATCTATGTTATAAAACTGAAAAGGAATCTACAATGATTCTTTTTTATTTGATGACTATTTGATATTTGAATTTTTAAAGTGAGAAAAAAGGGAACTAGGAAAGATGCAGTATGCTAGTTGGAAGGGTTAAGCAGTATCTTTATTGTATATAGCATAGAGTAGATATGAAAGGCTGTGGACATTATCATAAAGGCTTAGTATCTATTCTATGGTGTTTATAATAACACCCCAATCCTTTCAAATAATGCTATCTTTGTAGGTAGCGTATTGAGTAAATATACCTTTGCTAACGAGAAGAATAGTGATGTTAGTTTATGAAAGTTTAAACACTTAGTAAATTGCTATTCTATATTTACTTGATATGGTGTCTATAAGACACTGGAACTGATTTAATAAATCAGTTCTCCAAATTTAATTGTTTGATCTTTATATTCCCTATTGATACGGGAATACATTATCTATTTAATAGGTAATGTACTGATGATATATGCAAAAACAAGACAGAGGTTTTTAACATATTAAATTATGGTTTTATACTCAACCGTTCTAGTAACTCTAGTGAAAAAAACTTATAGAGTATTGGTGAACTTTGACACCTATATCATTGGTACAGTATCTATTAAAGATACATGAACTGATTTGTTGCATTTTTTCAAGTGCAAAGGCAACCTTAAATGGCTGTTTTTTATTTTAAAATTAATTGTAAAAATAATGGAAGGAGATGATAACAATGGGCAGTAATAATTTGATTCCACAGAATAAGCGAACAAAAGAAGAACAAAGAAAAATAGCTCGTAATGGTGGAATTAAATCTGGTGAATCAAGAAGAAAGAAAAAACTTATGAAAGACCAAATATCATTATTATTATCATTACCATTTCCAGATGTTAGAGATAAGACTGGAAAGAAAATTAGAACTATGTTTAAACAACTAGGCATAGATGATGAAAATATAGATAATCAAATGGCTATGATAATAGCTATATGGCAAAGAGCATTAAAAGGAGATTATCAAGCATTTAATTCATTAAGAGATACAGTAGGTGAAAAACCTAAAGATGAAGTTAGTGTTGAAAACCCTAATGCGACTAAAATATTATCATCTATTTCAAAACAACTAGGTGGTAAGAATGAATAATGATTTTCCATTAAGTGAGAAATACATTGATTTCTTAAAGTATGATTGCAGTACTGAATTTCTTGAAGGCACTACATTTGCGGGGAAAACAACTGTAGGTATTCCTAAATTTATGTTTAAAATTGCAGATTATAAAGGAACAAAGCCTAGCATTATAGCAGGACTAGATTTAGGAACAATTGAAAAGAATATAATTAACTCTGATAAAGGACTAATTGAAGTATTTGGAGATTACAATGAAGGTGGATGTGTTGAATATAACCCTAATGGAAAAGGCAAAGTAAGTCTTCCACACATACTCTTTCATACCCAAAATGGAAATAAGATAATTTATGTCTTAGGATATGACAATAAAGCAAGATGGAAGAAAGCGTTAGGTGGCCAAGTGTATGGCTTATTCATAGATGAATTTAATATTGCTGATATGGAGTTTATACGAGAAGCATTTATGAGAGCTGATTATAGACTGTGTACAATGAATCCAGATGATCCAAATAAAGAGTGCTATAAAGAATTTGTTAATAAATCTAGACCAATAGATAAATATAAAAATGATGGACCAATAGAATTATTAAAAATGTTAAAAGAACCTCAAGTTGCTGATTGGACTTGGTGGTATTTTACATTTAATCATAATTTAAGTCTAACTGATGAGAAGAAGAAACAAATAATAGAATCTGTACCAGTTGGAACTAAATTGTATAAAAACAAAATACAAGGGTTAAGGGGAAAAGCTACAGGACTGGTATTCAATATAATTGCTGGTAAACACATAATAAGTGAAAAACAAGCAATGTTTGAGGACTGGAAAGAAGTAGAACCTAGAAAGAAAAGAAAGTTTATAAGATTTGCAATAGGATGTGATACATCTTACTCAAAGAAATCACACGATAAACTTACATTTGAATTTGTAGGAATAACAGAAGATAGAAAATGCATTTTACTAGAGGAAGAAGGATACAACAACAAAGACAGAGAAATACCATTTGCTCCATCAGATGTTATACCTAAATTAATTAATTTTGCTGAAAAATGTAAAAGCAAATGGGGATTTGCAAGATACATTTTTATAGATAACGCTGATGCTGGAACAATAGCTGAAGCAAAAAAATACAAAAGAAAAACTGGATGCATTTATATATTTGAAGGTGCATGGAAGAAAACAAAGAACTTAACGAGAGTTCAATTACAACAGTCTTGGTTAAATACCGAAGACTTTTTAATTGTAGAAACGTGTAAAAATTACATAGATGAAACAAACGTATATAGTTTTACAGAAGATGGGCAACTTGAAGATGGAAATGACCATCATATACAAGGTTGTCAATATGCTTGGTTACCATTTAAGAAATTAATAGGTAACTGGGAAATAATTAAGCAAATGATAAAAGATGCAGACACTGGAGAGTGATAAAGATGGGATGGATGAAAAATATGATAAGAAATTGGTTAGAAATTAAAAGTCCTGATTCAGTACAAATAGATATTGAACAATTAAATAATTATGAAAGCCAAGCATTTATCAATAATATATGGTATAGAGGAGATCCAAACGAGATACAGCAACTATATGAACAATTAAATGATAAACTTGGAAATAAACATTTTTGGGGTAGTAAGCCAACAGTAGGCATGAATATAAGAAAAATACACACTGGGTTGCCATCAATGATAGTTGATACACTGGCAGATATATCTACAGATGATTTGGATAAAATAGAAGCTGGTAAAAGACAAGAGGAATGGGACAAAATTGCAGAAGAAAATAATCCAAAGGCATTGTTGAGAGACGCAGTTGTTGGTGCTTTAGTTTGTGGTGATGGAGCTTTTAAGTGGTCTATTGATACTGATATAAGTCAATATCCAATCATTGAATATTATGATGGTTCAAGAGTTGATTTTGAATATGAAAGGGGAAGACTAATTGCTGTTATATTTAAAACTAAAAAATTGATTAATAAACAAAGATATACACTTCTTGAAAGGTATTCAAAAAAAGATATAACTTATAAGTTAGTTAATAAAGAAGGAAAAGAATACAAGATAGAAGATTATCCAGAATTAATTAATAAATATAAGACAGTTACAAATACTAATGAATTTATGATGGCACTTCCAGTTATGTTTAGAAAATCAAAAAAATATATTGGTAGAGGAAAATCATTATTTGATGGAAAACTGGATAACTTTGATGCCTTTGATGAAGTGTGGTCACAATGGATGCTAGCTTTAAGAAAAGGACAAATTAAAACTTATATTCCAGAATCACTATTACCAAGAGATCCAGAAACTGGGTTATTATTAAGGGGTAGCGATTTAGATAATGACTTTATATCAGTTGAAGAAACAATTTCAGAAGATGGTTCAAGTAAGAATAAAATAGAAACAACACAGGGACAAATACAATATGAAGCATTATTAAGTACATATATTACTGCATTGGATCAATGTTTAACTGGTTTAATTAGTCCTAGCACTTTAGGAATTGATACAAAGAAGATAGATAATGCAGAAGCAACAAGAGAAAAAGAAAAGACAACGCTATATAAGAGAAATCAAATTGTTGAAGTGTTAACAAAAGTTATAAGTGATATGGTTAACATAACATTTAAAGTGTATGATACTATGAATCAAAATGAAATTACTGATATTCAAGGAACTGCTTCGTTTGGTGGTTATGCTAATCCTTCTTTTGAAGCTCAAATTGAAACAATAGGAAAAGCTAAAACAAATGGAATCATGAGTATAGAAACTAGTGTAGAAGAACTTTACGGAGATACTAAGGATGATAAATGGAAACAAGAAGAAGTTCAAAGAATAAAAAATGAACAAGGTATTGTAGATATGGAAGAACCATCAATTAATGATGATTTAGATTTAATTGAAAATGAAGATATATTAAATGCAAAGGTAGGTGATACAAATGATAGAGAGTAAAGAAAAACCAATAAAAGGACTAAAGATCAAATATGATGGTAAGATTTATGAAAATATAACTTATTTTAGTATAACTAATTGGGATGGTAATGAAAGAGTAAGCTTTACTGAGAAAAAAGATAATACAGTATCAACAACAGTTAATTGTAAGTATTCTGATATTAAAATAATTCAAAGTAGTGATAATTAATGAATGATTATAATATTAAAAAGTTATATGAAGATATGGAAATAGAGTTAATAGCTTCTATGAAAAGAAACTATAAAAGGCATCTTAAAGAAGAAGATAAAACTGGATTCAAATATTCTCAATGGCAAGCAGAAAAATTAAAGGAACTAAAAAGGTATCAAAGAGAGAATAAGAATATCATAAGTGGTTATACTAAGGGGCTACCTAAAGAAATATCTAAGCACTTAAATAATGAGCTTAAAGAAGGTTCAATTAATGCTATTAAACAATATAACAAAGTAATGGGTAAGAATTTAAAACCTAATAAAATAACGAATCATAGTTTTTTTAGAACGAATGATAGAAAGGTTAATGCTTTAATAAAAGTAGTAAATAACGATTTAAAAACAGCTAATACAGCAGTTTTAAGAATGGCTAATGATCAATATAGACAAGTTATTCATAAAAGTGCTTTTTTTGTTACCAATGGAGTGTTCACTGAAAAGCAAGCTGCTAATATGGCAACTAAAGAATTAACTGAATTACAAAAAACCAAATTTGCAATTGATGAAGCAAATAAAGACTTTTTAAGCAGAGGATTTAATTGTATAGAATATAAAGATGGAAGAAGAGTTAACATTGCTAGTTATTCTCAAATGGCTGTTAGAACTGCAAGTTTAAGAGCTCAATTAATGGGTGAAGGTGATTTTAGAAAATCAATAGGTAGAGTATTAGTTCAATCAACATCTCATGGTGGCGCTTGTCCTATATGTCAAAAGTGGGAAAATAAAATATTTATTGATGATGTCTATTCTGGTGGAACTAAGAAAGATGGCAAGTATATGTTACTAAGTGAAGCAATGACGCAGGGGTTCTTACATCCAAACTGTAGGCATGGCCTAACAACATATTATCCAGAATTAGACGATTTAAATAATTATACTGATGAAGAGTATGAAGAAGATGTTAATTTGATTAATAATAGAATAAATGAATTAACAAATGATGAATTAAACTATATCAATAGAAATATAAAAAGGTTTGATAGATTATCAACTGGTTCAATAGTACCATTAAATATTCAAAGATTTGCTCAAAAAAAGTATAATTTGATAAGGGAAAAAGAAAAGCTTGTTACTTTTCCATATACTGATGTTACAAATAATTGGATAGAAAATGCTGATCCGAATAGCCATAAGATTTTAGATGCTGAATATTTTGTTTTTGAAAAAAATAAATACAAAGTTGATGGAAAAAATGTGATTTTGGACTATTCTAAAAAAGAAAAAGAAGTTGCAGAATGGTTAGAAAGCACTTTGGGTGGAGAACTTTATATGATTCCTAGAATAAATAATCCAAGTGGTATACAAACAGCTGATTATTTGTTTAAAAATGAATATTGGGATTTAAAAGAAATTAATGGCAACGGAAAAAATGTTTTTTTTCATGCTGTTGAAAATCATGAAAAGCAGTCACATAATTTTATATTTGATGTTACAAATTCATCTTTAACTGATTTAGAAATAGATGATAGAATAAATTTTTTATATAAATTGCCAAAATTAAAATGGTTAGACAAAATAATAATCAAAAGAGGTAAAAAACTCATAAAGATAACAAAAAAGAAGTGACCCCTCCGATTAACGGTGGGACCACTTCTTAACACACACATTATAGCACAAATGCTATAATGTGTCAAATCGGGGTATAGCATAATTTGGTAGTGCACTAGTTTTGGGAACTAGATCGTGCAGGTTCAAATCCTGCTACTCCGACCATTAATATTATATGTAGAAAGGAAAATAATATGATAGCAATACTAATAATAATTGCTATTTTTTTATTTTTTATAATGTGTGTATTATCTGCAATAAGATCAGAACTTGAAAAAACAAGATTAGAAAATAGAGAAATAGTAAATGTAATAAATAAAAAATTAAAATAATTAAATGCTATCTTTATAGGTAGCATAGAGTAGATATAAAAGCGAGCGTTAGGGCGACTACGAAAACGTAAATCGGAGAGTAATTACCTCCAGAACGGTAGTTTATATCTATTCTATGGTGCTTATAAAAATAAGTCGGTAGAAATATCGGCTTTTTTAATGCACTAAAATATCGTTTGACCGGAGCGAATAAACGGAGTGTGGATGACCTTATCCAACAAGAAAAAGGAGCGAAAAATGAACGAAGACAATGTTCAAACTTCTAATGTAGAAGAAGTAAAAGATACTACAAAGAATACTAAAGATGAGGGAGTTAAAGAAACTGACAAAAAAGTGGAAGAAAAAAAGTATACAGATAAAGAACTAAATGATATCAGTTTAAAAAACGAACAAAAAGCTTTAGCAAAGCAATTAAAAGATTTAGGCATTGATGACATTGAAAAAGCTAAATCTATTCTTGCAAAAGCAAGAGAAGATGAAGAAAAAAATAAAAGTGTTGATGAAAAAACACAAGAAGCTATTAAGAGAGCTGAAAAAGCAACTCTTGAAGCAGTTAATGCCAAAATTGAGAATGCTTTATTGAAAAAAAATGTCAAAGAAGAAAAAATCACAAGAGCAGTTAGACTTGTAGATAAAAAGAATATTCTTGACAAAGATGGATCTTTAGATGAAAGCAAACTAAATACTGAAATTGAAGATCTATTAAAAGATTTTCCAGAACTAATTTCAAAAACTGAGGAAAATAAAAAAGGTTATAAAATTGGTGATGACGGAAAAGAAGA